GTGCTAATTGACCTGCATCTGCTGATGTAAGTCCTTGGAATCTAGCTGCTCTGTCTCTTTCAAATTGTTGTTGAGCCTGTGTAAACGCATCAGATAATCCTTTAGCTTCTATGTCACGTAAAGATTCATTTAGTTCTCTTTGTGCTATTGCATCTTGTACACCCTGTCTACTACCTCCAAATGCACCAGCTTGTATAGCACGTTGATTTCTTGTGGCTTGTTGCTCTGCAAACCTATCTGTTGCTCTACGTTGTTGCCGATCAAGAACATTACTTAAAAATGGATTCATATATCTTTGTGCTGCTCTATCATCAAAACCTCTAGCTGCTCTCATATATGATTCAGGTCCAAAACCAGTAACTCCTGTTCTTATAGGTGCTGCACTATATGTACTTCTTATTGGAGAGCCACCAAATCTACTTTGAACATTAGTGCCACCATATTGTGAACCTACCATCATAGGTCCAGTAGTTGATGCTATGCCAGCTATGTTTCTAGCTTGCGCTATTCCGGGCAAGTCTCTTGTTGCTAAAGCTTGTATACCTTCTTGCGCACCAATAGTTTCAGGAGAAAATCCAGCTACACGTGGTGCTTCATAAGGAATATAATCCTCATAGGATAAAGCTTGCGCCCTGCCTACAAGATTCTTGTAGAAAGGAGCAGCGTACTCAGGCAGTCGACTCTGATATACCCTTGACTCTGACTGTTGAGGCTGACTGCTTCCTCGACTCTTTCCCATTATTTTTCTCCGTTTCTACTATTTTTAAAGTATTCTTTTTTAAGTTATCTTTTTTTACAATTACAAATTCTTCTTGCCAGTTATATGATTTTAGTTTTTTAACCCATCCTCTGCGTCCTGTTATTTCCATAGCTACGCATTCATTATCAACTGACCAATTTTCTAATACCTCTAAAGATTCTTCTATCCAACTTTCTAAATTATCTCCTGATGCAAATGATATGGTTAGCATTTTTTTTCTTGGATAAGTTGTCACCTCTGTAAATATAACTCCATGTACTTTATTATTATCTTCTTCATCTATTACAGTCCAAAGAGTTGCTTTACCTGTAAGAATATCATTAACTAAATCTATCTTTTCAAATCTACCATGTGCTGTAGGCACTAGCTTATCTATATATTTATCTATCTCTGGATAAATCTGAGTTATATATTCTTGTGGTACTAAATAAACTTTCATTATGTTATTTGATTTATCTCTTCTTCAAACTCTATTTGTTCAGGTTGTGTTGTGTTACCTGTCTTTGCTTTTCTAACTCTTGAAACTAATCGATCAAACTGTCTACCACCAGCTTCACTTGAACCATCACCTGCGTGTGCAACCACATCTGCTGGTATTACATATTCATCTTTGGATAAAGCTGCTGGTTGTATATCATCTATAATAGCTGGTACAAAATCATCAACACCACCACCGGGTCCATCTATCATACGTCCATCTGTACGCATCATTTCTTCTACTTCTGTAGCTAACTGCATCAAACCATTCTCACCATAAACTTCCATATATTTAATAAATACTTCTTTTGGATTAGGATGTTTACCCATCAAAGCCATAATAGTTTCTTCTTCTAATCTATCTGATGTTTGATTTTATTCAGGCATACCACCTTCGGCAAAACCTAAAACTCTACCACCACTTGCTTTACCTATTGCAAGATTAGTAGGTCCTATTGGTTGTATTGGTTGATTAGTTATAAAAGGAGCAGTCTGTGCTATAGGCATCTGTGGTGACGTGTATTGACTTGCTATAGTAGGCACTGATGGAATTGCAGGTGTTACTGGTGTTGGTTGTGTCTGAACAGGAGGATCAATTCTATTTATTATATCTCTACCACCTTGTACTACTTGTGTTTGATAAACTGGTTCTTGCCTTTGTACTGGTTCTAAATTTATTTGTGGTTCGTATCCATCAATAATAGCTTGTATGTCATCAGGTATTTGATAACCCGGCATTCCCGGTTGTGGAGTTACAACAGGAGGATTAAAAGGTATTTCTGGTAATTGTGGTGTACGTAAAAAAGGATTGCCTCCTAAAGAACCATATCCAAATGGATTAAATTCTACTGGACCACCATAAATAGGTTGCGGTTGAAACATAGGCGGTGGCGTATACCCTCTAATACCTAAAGGTTGAAATCCTCGCACTCCTTGATTTAATCCTGCATATTGTTGTTGCAAAGAAGGTCTAGGTGGCATTCTTCTTATATCATTAAATCCACCAAAAGGTTGTTTAATTTTACCTCCTCCTGTTCTACCACCTATAGGTCCAATAGGCATAGATGCAAATGGATCAAAGCCACCATATTGACCCATATTAAAACCTCCTCCTTTACTTGAACCGCCTGACATTCCCATTAGTTATCTCTCTTTCTATATTCGTCTATAGCTTCATACAGTTCTAAAGCACCTTTAGTAAGCACAGGTGAGACTGCTTCTATTCCTCTAACAACAGGATTGTATTGTCTATTAAATGTTGCCATACCTCTGTCTATTGTATTATTAGGGTCTGTTGGTACAAACATTCTATCTAATGCTCCACTTTGCATACTTCTTATTTCTGCTAATGATGGTGCTTGAAAAGGCTGTGGTGTCATCACATCGTTTAAACTTTTCTGTACAGGTGTACTAATAGGATCAGCCATTCTACCTAGTCTTGGATCAACCATAGGTGCTGACATAGTTTCTTGGAATTGTTTTCTTATAGCATCATCTATTCTTCTACGCTCTAAAGTTTCTGCACTTTCTTCTATCTGTGCTTGTGCAGGTGTACGACCATTAGCCATCTTTATAAGACCACCCATATTTTTCATGTTTGCTTCAATAGCTTTACCTCTTGTTCTTTCATATGAAGATAACTCTCCATCATTATCAAGATCAGCTTTACTAGGATTCTGCAAAGGCATACCGCCTTTATTCATAATATTCATTGGATCGTCTTGCATCATCATCTGTGAATTTTGCATACTTTCTATTAATTGCGCCTCGTTAGGTAATCCTATAGCTGCTGGACTGCCTTGTAGTTGACGTTTATTTTCCATTTCAGTTTTTGTTTTATCGTCATCATCAGAACCATAATATTTATCTAATACCATAGGTAAAAAAGGTTGCACACCCATTCCTTGCAGTGCTTTACCAGCTAATGCTAATCCTGACATAGGAGGTAAAAAATCATAAGGATTACTTACTTTACCACCCTCATCAAATTCAGGTCCTGATGGAAAAGGATTGCCCCCTATAAGCATTTGTTCACCACCAAAGGCTGAAGCTAGTGGATCACCTCCACTTCCCGGAATCATTGCTCTTTGTTCTGTAGGCATGTAAGGACCTTCATATTCTCCAAATGGATCAGGTTCTTCTGCTGGTCCACTCATATCCATTGGTACATACATTTCACCTACTAATCCTGATGCTGCTGCTGGTAAAAAGTTTTGTTGAAAAGCTTGTGATTGTGTCATGCCTGTACCTGAACTTATCATTTCATCAGTTGCTCCCGATGTTATTCCTAAATTTTTTCCTAAATTAGATAAAAATCCTTGCTCTGCTGTTGCACCTGTTAATGTATTCATATCAGCTAAAGTATCTACTGTAGGTACAGGAACTGTGACAGCTGGTTGTGCTGGCACTGTAACTGGCGCACCTCCTCCCATAACTGATTGTGATGCTCTAGTTGTTTCTTCAACAGCAGGTATATCAGTAGCTGTTCCGGGCATAAATCCTTTTAATAAACCACCTGTAATTGCGCCTGTTAATCCAGCTGTTATACCTTCTTTAAGACTACCACCTTCGGCAATAGTGCCTATTCCAGTTCCTATTGCAGATGCTGCTAATGGACTTAATGCTGCACCCAATGCTGTACTACCCAATAGTGTTGGTGCAAGCAATGACCCTAAGAGTGGCAAAAACGCCTCTGGTTGCCCTGTTTGTGGATTAATGGTCAACTGACCTGTTGGTGATAGTTTTGCTAAAGCATCTACTTCTATGGGGTTCATGTGTACCATCATGGTATCGCCATATCTCCCCTGTTTAGCTAATTGCTTTGCTGCATTTTGTAATGGAAAATTACTCATAGTGGTCTCCTAATCTATTTCCAACACACCTATTACGATGTGAAATTTATCTGCTGAACTTGCAGTCAGCTTTATTATATCTAATTCATCTAAAACTAACACCTCTCCATTAGTTAAAAATCCTTTACGTGTATTAGTTGCTATTGACTCTACATCCCAAGTAACTGTTGTACTTTCGCTAGTGTCTGTCAACTGTACTGTTAAACTATATGCACTACTACCATCAGAGTTATAAGCACTTAATGTCTTAACTATGGCAGTCTTATTATCTGGTACTGTGTAAACACTCGTTGCATTCGTTGATGCTAATGTTGTTAATACTTCTGTATATCTATTTGCCATTATGAAATATACCAATCAAATGCTTGTGATACCTCTCTTATAGTATCAGGTGAATCTAATTGTACAAAGTTTAAACGCAGTTGATTTATAAGTCTGCGCATATAATCTGCACTATATTCTTCAGGTGGTATTTCTAATGGAGTGTTTACATTAAATACTTCACTCATCGTCTACCATCCGCTTTTATATCAAATCTTGTATCGCCTAGTCTCCAGCTATTATCTACATCTGTACTTTCTATTCTTACACGCATTTGTCTGGCTCTTGCTCTAACATAAGCAACGCCTGTAGTATTAGTCACTGTTGCAGTTGTTGCAGTGTTTAAACTTCCTAAAGGAAAGTCTCTAGTCTTTATAGAATAAGTTAGTTCAGGTGCTGTATCTGTTCCTATAAAAGCTACATCAGGTATTAATCTTTTTATAAACATAAATTGATCACCATCACCTGCATCAAAATCTGCACTTTCTACATATGCGGTCATTGCAGAACCATCATCATTAGAACCTACTTCATGTTCATATAAATAATTTGTTGTAGTTCCACTTGAACCTGCTGCTAATGGATTTGAGGAAGCACCTCCAGAATCAATCCAAGATGTTCTAGGTAATGTTCCTATAGTCCATGTTTGCTCAAGATAGTTATAAGTAACATATCTATCTATTTCATCTGAACTGCTTGAACAATAAAACCATGATACTTCATTAAATTGTGCATTTCTTGTAGCAAATACTTTAAATGTTTGTGAGTAATTAAAATCATCAAATACATATGCTCTTACTGTACAAGGTAAAGATTGTACTGTACCAGAGTACATATAAAAATTATCTTGATCCATAAAGTACACAACATTATTTGCATTAACACATGCCTGTGGTGAAACCATGCTTATACCTTCAGTAATTAAATTAACACCAAAAATAAAAGGTGGACCTATAAACTGCATTGAATATAAAGCTGTATCAGTAAATATAGCTATTTCTTGTCTTGTTCTTATCGCTCCTATTATTTCTGAACCAGAAGATAATCTTAATCCACCAGCAGTATTATTTGTCTTAGGAGTCCACATTGCTGCATTTTCTTGATCTGACCATCTTATTTGCATAGGGTCTTGTGTTGCACTACCTATTGGATTTGCACCCATACATATAACGTGCCTATCTATTTCAGATACCAGTATTTGATTTGCAATAGTTGGTGTATCTGATGCGCCTGATAAAGTTGAAAAATCTACTGCTCTTGTAGTTTCTCCATTTGTTTTATCCCAATAATAAATACTACCGCCTCTTGGATTAGAAACTAAATCTTCTCCAAAATT